AAAACGTTAGCGCCTCCAGTATAGGCTCCGGAATTTGGAACTCTAATAAAATTTTCATTAAATGTTTCACTTAAATCTTTTGCTACATCTCGCTCCCAGGCGTTTCCTTTTTGCTTTGCCGCACTTGGCATATATAGTTACTTATTACTTAGCTAAATCTTGCAAGTTAATAGCTTGCTTTACAGCATCTACCGGGATTTGTGCAGTCCAGTAATTACCCTTATCTGCTGGATTAAGTTCAGGTAATTTATCTCTATCTAATACTAGTAAATAAGCTCTTCCCTTTTGTTTATATTCATGAAATGCGAAACGACCAGCTAATTGTATATCATCTGATACATATGAGCCAGTTATACCTTTACGAGTATTACCTGCTCCGCGAGAAACAACAAAGCCAGACTTCTGTAAATTTTTATATTCTGCTGATGATATACCTCTATAAACTTCCTCAGGACTATTTTGTAACTTAGCAATATTAGCTACTATTTTTTTATGTTCATCACTCTCTGGTGGAAAGAGCAAATAATCATATATAGTTTTATTTTCGTTTAGTTTTTTCTTACGCTTCTTCTTTACTTTACCTTTACGGGTTATTGTACTACCTAATACTTTTGGTTTACGAGCATCTCCAGGTGCGTATGTATCCCTACTATTATAATCTCCGCCTCCTTGACCGCCTGAAGCAGCCATACCTGCAGACGCAACTGTATTATCTGTTAAATACTGTGTAACTAATTGATCGAATAATTTTAGCGGCATTATAATTATTTATTTCTCTAAGATTAATTAGTTGATTTTTACGGAAAGTCACTATTATAAATATATGAATATTGATGAGATCATTGAGCAGTATACACTAGAATCTAGTATAGATACTAATATCGATAGGCTTAATGTTACGGATGTACAAGAGAAGTTAGTTAACAATAAACATAAATGGTCTGCACGTCTTATAAATCATAAAATTAAACTTAATAAATATAAAAATCTTCGTACATCCATCTTAGAAGAGAAAATTGAAGAATATCAAGCTACTCAACCTGTAATGGTAAATAAATCTATCGCAGAAAAAGCTGTAGTAAGAAAAAAAGAAATTAGATCTATAGATGTAAAAATTAATAATGAATTACTAATAATACAACATGTAGAAAATATCTATAAAAATATTAGTTTCGCAACAAACGATATTAAAAATCTTGTTGAATTGATGAAGCTAGAAATGCAATGATTAATATTAAGTATCATTCCAACTCTCAAACAATTATTGACGGTCCAGAATCGGATATAATAAGAGAGTATTTTAGCGTTAAGAACGAAGCAGCGCACTTTCAAAGACGTATGGGTAGATTTGTACCTGCTCGTACGTATGTGATTACTAATCAAGGTAAAGTAGATGTAGGTTTAGTGTGTGAGATAATAAAGTTTTGTACAGAAAAGAAAATTGAATACAATATAGAAGAAAAAGTATCCTCTGTATTATTACCATCTTTACGTAAACATAAAATTAATGATTATAGTTTATCTCTTACATTAAGAAATTACCAACAGGAAATTATTAATAAGTGTATTGATGCTGGTAGAGGTACTGTTGTGTTAGCTACTGCAGGTGGTAAAACTCTTACAATGGCTGGTCTGCTTGAATACTATTACCAAAACTTTAGTAAAAACTTTAAATGTTTAATTATTGTGCCTGATCTAGGTTTAGTAAATCAAACAAAAGGAGATTTTACAGAATATAAAACCTCTTTCACAACTTCTAAATGGACAGGAAAAAATGAACTAGATTTATCAAATAATGTTATTGTAGCTAATTTAGGTATCTTACAAAGCTCTAAACAAGACATATTATGGATTGAACATTTAGATATATTAATAATTGACGAAGTACACAAGCTTCGAAGAGGTAATAAAATAAACAAAATTTTAACAAAAGTAAAAACTAATAATAGATTCGGATTTACTGGTACCCTACCTCCTGATAATTTAGATGCATGGAATATTTTCGGTAAAATAGGTCCACGCTTATATGAAAAAATGGCTTATGAATTACGGGATGAAAAATATGTAGCTCCAGCGAGAGTCCATGTATTAGAGATAAACTATAACACCCCGACTAATCAAATTTACCATGGTAATAATAGTAATGCATTTTATTTACAAGAGAATGAGTTTATAAGAAGTAGTTTTTATAGAAATAACCTTATATCTAAGTTGTGTGATAAACTTAATAATAATTCACTTATACTGGTCGATTACATTGAACATGGAGAGTTACTAACTACTGCATTAACAAATATATGTGAAGATAAAGAAGTATTTTTTATACAAGGTAGTGTTGAGACAGACGAAAGAAAAAGAATACAAGAACTAATGGAAAAGAAAAAGAATATAGTTGTTGTAGCTATTTCTAAAATATTCTCTACAGGTATTAACATTAAGAATTTACATTATATATGTTTTGCTGGAGGAGGTAAAGCGAAAATTAAAATTGTACAAAGTATCGGTAGAGGCTTACGGTTGCATAATGATAAAAAAGAGCTTATAATCTTTGATATTGCTGATAATTTGAGGTACGGTCAACGACACATGGAGGAAAGATTAAGTTTGTATAAGAACGAAAATATAAAATACAATTTTACAAGTTATAATGAAAGTTAAAAAGAAAAAAGCTAAAAAGGCATATTATGTAAACCCTAAAGAATTTCTGCAAATGCTAAAAGACTATTATGGATCAGATGACTTTATCGATGAGTTAGCTGAGTCTACATATAAAATAGCTGTTGGTTTAAGTTATTCTCCTAATTTTATTAATTACAGTTACAAAGATGAAATGATTGGAGATGCAGTTGTCAAGATGATTGCAGCTGTGAAAAATAAAAAGTTTAACTTAGATTCTGGTTCTAATCCTTTCTCATATTTCACGACAATTGCGTATCACGCCTTCATTAATAGAATAAAAAAAGAAAAAAAATATAGAGATACCATTAATGATTACCAAGAGCAAGTATACGGTAATATGGCCCAGGATGAAAAGATTAACCCACCGAAAAAAGATTACGATAAAGAGCTTTATTATTAATGGTTGATGAAAATTACAAAGTAGGTTTCTTTTCTGACCTGCATATAGGGGTACATCAAAATAGCGAAAAATGGCATGATGTATCTTATAAGTGGGCGCAGTGGTATGCGAATGAACTAAAAGAAAAACAAATTACTAAAATTATTTTCGGAGGAGACTTGTTTCATTATCGAGATGAGATTAATGTAAAAAGTTTATATTTTGCAAACACATTATTAGATTTATTTAAGGACTTCGAAATCCTAATGATACCAGGTAATCATGATGCATTTTATAAAGATAATTCCTCAGTACACTCTTTATCTATACTCAACAATCGACCTAATATTAAAATATTTGACCAGCCAACTGTATATGAATTACATGGTAAGAAGCTTGGTTTTTGTCCATGGGGTACACAATTAGAAGAGATACCAGAAAATTGCGATTTAATTGTTGGTCACTTCGAGTTACAAAATTTTAATTTTAATTCTTTTAAAGTTTGCGAAGTTGGTATGACGTCAGCTGACGTTCTTAAAAAGAGTAAGCTAATATTTTCGGGCCATTTTCACAAAAGACAACAAAGATATTATAAAGAAGGTAGAATTGTTTATGTAGGTAATCCGTTTGAAATGGATTTCAATGATATAGGAGATCAAAAAGGTTATTATGTTTTAAATTTTGACTCAACAAATATTACATATGATTTTTATGAAAATAATATTTCCCCTATACATGTTAAAGTTAATTTTACTGAATTAAAAAAATTAAAAGAAGTAGCTAATAAAAAAGGTTGGTCAAAGCTCGCAATAAAAGTTGTTGTCGATCAAGAAATAAAAAGTACATCGCTTAATAAAATTATCTCTGCTATAAATTATGAAGCTCCGTTCTCGTTTGTTACTGACTATTTACATAAGTTCAACATAGGAGATAATATAGAACTAACTAATGAGTTTGGAGATTTGAATATCAAACAATGTATAGTAGAATATATAGAGTCGTTAGATGTTGAGAACAAGCACGATGTAATAAACAAAACAATAGGTTTGTATAATCAGTTTGTATGAAGTATATAAATTTTAATTCTATAACCATAAAAAACTTTTTATCGGTAGGTGACCAGGAAGTATCTATCGACTTTAAACAAGGCCTTAATATTATAACTGGTATTAATAAGGATAAAGAGGATAGAAGAAATGGTG